GTTTCTATTAATAGAGATCTATTCATGGTCCAAAGATACTTCTTCTACTTCAACTCCGTTAACTTCCATTTCATCTACAATTTCTTCTTTTTGGTATTTTCTACCACAAGATTTTTCATAGATTTTTTCCATTTTAGCCTTTTTCTTTTCTAGCTCTTTAATTTCTTTTTGCATTTGCTTCATTTTAGCTTTATCAATTAATTCTTTAAGATTTTCATCTTCATTAATTGAATTAACTCTTTCTAATTTTTCAGCAATATGATCATGTAAAAAGTCTAATTGAGCTTCTAATTTTACAGCTTCTGCTTCTTTACCAATTTCAGCTAGCTTAGTGTCAATTGATTCTTTTTTAGCTTTTTTAGCTTTTTTGGGTTTTGGGGTTTCTTTTTCTTCTTCTTCTTCTTTAACAATGTTTGTTGTTCCACCCATTAAAGATTCTTTTACTACTTCTTTAACTTTATCAGAATACCCACTAGCAGCATGTTTACCTGAAACTTCTTCACATTTCATTGTTTCAGCCTTTAAACCATCGATACCAAACATAGCATTATTCATATAATGCTGTCCATCCTTAGCTAAGTTTTTAGATACTATTTCTCTAATTTCTTCTAATGATTTATCTGGGTTTTGTTTTGCTTCAAAGTAAATACCATTTAATACTTCTTGACCAATTTGGTTATCTAAATTTTTAACATCTTTATAATCAAAATTACTTTCAGCTACTTCTTCAACTTCTTTAGTTACCTTTTTTTCTTCAACTTTAGCTTCTTCAGCTAAAAATTCAGCAAATTTATTTTCAAAATTTGTTTTAGGTGTAGCTTCTATTTTATTAATAGGTTTAAGGTCAATATAATTTTCATTAATTAATTCCTTAAATAATTGATCTGCTTTTTTCATTCTTCTGATTTTAATAATGTTTCAATATCGTTTATATAATCGCCAATTAAATCTGTTGGTTTATCTACAGCATAACTTTTTGGATTTTCTCTGTAGTATTTTATTGTTTCAATTTTACCTTGACGTAATAATTTTTTTATGTTTTCTAAACGAGCTTCTAAAGCATCAAATGCCATGATTCTTTCTTCATGGAATTTTTTTACTTTATCTTCTTGCTCATTTAATTTATACTTATACATATTAAAAGTTTTTTACTTCTAAACCACTACCTTTTTGAACATAATTTCCTTTTTTGTCCTTAGGTACTAATTTATATCCAAACTTTTTAACATACACATTATTTTTTACTCCTTCTTTACCTGCTTTTTTAAAGGCAAATGGAGTATTGTATGCAGCTACACCGGATGATGTAGATACTTCTTCAACTTCTTTTTCCCCTGTCATAGCTTTTTCAGCGGCTTTTTTTAATAATGCAAGAGCTTGTTTTATTTGAGGTTGGTTTTTAATTGTATCAGCTTCATCCGCCATTATTTCATCGGCTACATCTAATAAAGATGCAGCTAAATGGTGTGGTAATTTAACATAATTGGATAATTCTGTTTTGTTAGAAGGATCTAAGTCTATGACATCTCCATCAATACCTGTAGCTTCTTCAATCTCCCCTTCCATAGTCATTCTTTTATACTCGTCTGGGTACTCGTTACGAAGATGTTTTCTAATTTTATTTCTTAAAAGTCTAGCTTCTTCATATATTTCTCTAAACTTTTCATCATCCTTAGTTTTAGTATAAACTCCTTTAGCTGTTGAAACTAAACTATCAACATCATCATTTAATTTATCAAATGCGGGTAGTTCAATTACTTTCCATCCTATTTGGCCTGTTTCTTTATCTATAGAATTAACTACAAATTTAGTATCTCCATCTTTAGAATAGGACACATCACCTATTTTAGCTCCCGTTTGTTGGGCTAGGTTAGGAGAAGGTGCTTCTTTAAGTTTATACTTGAACGCCATTTGCTACTTTAATTTCTTTTACTAGTTCGTAATATTGTAATAAATCAACTAAGTTATCATTATTAACCTTAGCTGTTTTATCTAATTCAACTAAATACTTAGCCACTTCTGTAATTTTAATTTGAGTAGCTTTATCTTTAATAGTTTTAGCTTCTTCGTTTAAAGTAGATTTCAATTCATCTATTTTACTATTATAAAAGTCTCTTAACCCAGGAGCTGAGTCTACTGAGTTTATAAATTCTTTAAGTACTTGTTTTTGTTCACTAGATAAGTTATCATATTTATTGTTAAACTTTTCTAAAAGTACTTTGTATGTAAGTATTCTTAAGTCTTTATCATAAGTTTGAAATTCTTTAAGAACATCTTCTTTAACTTCTTTAGTATTAACTTCATGTTTGGTTAAATATTCTAGTAAAGTTATTTTATTATCAATGACTTGATCAACATTTGTGTTTGTGTCTGTACTATGGCTTTCAATTAGTGTATATAAAGCTGCTAATTCTTTATAATTTTTAATTTTAGCACCAAAGAAAACATCTAAATCATAATGCTTTTTAATTTCATTAATTAAGTTATATTTTTGTTTCTTTAATAAAGTGCGATTAAACCCTTTAGAAGATTCAAGTATAGTACTAATTACTATATTAGCTTTTCCCTCATTTAAAACATTAGATTTTAATACAGATTCATACAACTTATACTCGCGACCTAAAGAAGTTTTTACAAAGTATTCTTTAAGTATATTAATAGCTGGAGAATCTCCACCTTTTAATGTATCCGCAGTGATTTGACGCACCAATAGTTCAAACAGTATACCTGTGTTTTTGTACTTGGAGTGTTTTATTTTCATCAAAAAATATATTTATTTATAAATATGTGAAGTTTTTTACTTCTTTAATTGGTTTTCATCTAATAATGATGTATTATCTTTATCTTGTTCAAATACTAATTGCTTTTTATTCATTTTTTTAAACATATCTTTATTTTTTAATAAAGTTGTTTGGGCATTTTCTAAAGCTAGACCTGATTTATTAGTATCTGTTCTACTATCTGAAGAATCATTTTTATCAGTATCTTTCATACGTTTAACTCCTAATCTATCTTTTCCAAAATTGCTATTCTGTTTTCCAATGTTTGAAATGGAATCTTTAGGTCTACCTAAATCTGAATCTGTATCATAACCATCAGGTACATTTCCAGGGTCAGAATACATTCTGCCTTTACCATATAATGAAGCTAAATCATGTGGTGTACCATATGACTTACCAGTTTCGACTGGGTCGTTACCTTCAGCCTCAATTTGAGCTAATCTAAACTTACGTTTAGCATCTTCTCGATTTAAGTCTCTATATTCTTCATATTGATCTTCTGATAAATGGAAAATATTATCATATATCCAATCTGTAGGTAATAAATTATTATCTAGTAAGGAAGTTGCTAATTCTGTTTTAGACTTCATTAATTCAATTTTTTCCTGTTCAAATATAATTGATGGGGTTTGCATTGAAATTTCGAAGTTGGTCAATGCTTCATCTCTATAGCCTTGGGCATATAGATGAACTAGTGCAATTTTATTAAGCTCGGATACCATAATACGTTGTAAACGTTCAATAGTACGGGCAAATCTAATATCTTCTGCTGCTAATGTAGCCTTTCCTTCCACATTTTCATCATATCCTAAAAATGCTTTTGGGATTTTAAGTGCTGCAAATAATTTATCTCTTAAATATTCAACATCTTGGATACCATCATAATCTAAACCTTTTGTAGTATCAATTTTTGTTGTAGTATCATTTCCACGAACTGGGATATAAAAATCCTCCATCATGTTCTGCATGTTGTATTTCAAATTATACTCTCCAGTCTTTTGATCTATATGAGGAGTACGTTTCATATTTGAAATGGTTTTTTGCATAAATGAATCTATTTCATTAGGTGGAATAGAACCAACATTCATATAAAAAATACGTTTTTCTGGAGCACGGGAAATTCTATGAATTAACATTGCATCCTCCATTAAAGTATATTGTTTAAATAATTTTCTAGCAGGTTCAATATATGAACGACCATAAGGGAGATAATTGGTGTCGCCAATTAATCTAAAGTGAGCCATTTCATAATTATCGAAGAAAATACCATTTTCTGTTTGGGATTTATTATTTGGAGTAGAATACATTCCTGAACTCGGGTTAACTAGACCGTTAGGGTCATATCTAAATCTTATATCCGAAGGGTTATCTGGGTTAAATCCTTCTTCTCTTGAGATATGATAAGCAGTATAAGGTATAACATTATAAACACCAAATTTTTCTGCTACTTCTAATTTTAAGAAAAAATCACCAAATTTAGACATTTGACGTATCCAAGCCCATAAATTAAATTCAATATTTAAAACATCATAAAATAGGTTATAGAGTATTTTTTGTATTTGTTCATTTGAAGAACGGATAGATAATACTTCACCCATATCATTTTTTAATGTAGATTCATCCGCAATAATATCTAAAGCAGAAGCAATGATTGCATCCTGATCCATTACATCATATTCTGAATATAATTGGGGTCTTAGATATTGATAATTAAAATTAAATTGAGCTCCATATAAAGATGAGGGGTTTGTAGAATATAATCTATTATATCTATCAATAAGTGAATTTGTTTGTAATTCTCCATTTGTTTGGATGGTACTACTATCTACCACCTTTATTTGGTCTCCACCTACATTTCTAATGATTATGTCTGTTGAGAATAATCTTCTTAATCTACTAAATAAGCCTGTATCTGCCATTGTATATAATTATTATTATAAATATTATTTAAAGAGCCAACTAATATCTTCTTTATTACCATTTTGGGTTTCAATATGGTAAGGGTTATCAGCTCCTGTTGAAAAATACCCACCTTGATATTGTGTTCTATTTACTGTTATGTTATTTAATGCATTTCGGGTTGCATCTAAACCACGTTGTCTTAATTTTAGTGCTGTATCTCTAATGTACATTGCAATCCCAAATGACATAACTAGATCATCATTATATCCTGTTTGGGCTTCTGCTCTACCATTTTTCCAAATAAACACTTTCATTTCTTCTATTAATCTTCTAGATTGTATTGTTACTCCTTTATCACTAATATATTCTTGAAACTTACCTATTACCATAGGTCTTGTTCTAGAGGACATTGTAAAACCAGCTACCATTTTAGAGTGGTCTTGATATTTGTCAAAATACGAATCAGCATTTGGGGAGTCACTCCGTTGTGAATAGTAGAGGTTAGGATATTGTCTATCTATAGCAACTTGTATAGTTGCCCAACCAATGTTGGCATTTTCTATTACTAACATTGCTTCATTATATTCAGTAGCTAATCCTACTAATAAATGACCATAATCTTTTGTATTAATTTGCCCTTTATATTCAGCAACTTGCACATTACTTTCAGTATCAATTACATGACATGCTGAGTAATCTTTTCCATCTCCTCTGGATACATCAGCTACTACAATATAGTTTCTGCTATAATCGGGGGATTCCCAAACCCATAAATTTTGATCAGCACCCCTTCTTTCTAAAGGTTCTTTTATAAAAGATTTTTCGTAATATTCTAAATACTCATTATAAAATACAATATCACCAGAGGTACTAAAGTCACAGTCACATTCTTGGGCTGCTAATCTAGGATCTCCTAATAATGAGTCCTGTGCATCTCTCCATGATTGGTCCCTTTCTGGGTGTACATACCATGGTAATTTAATAGGTAAAAATTCATTTTCTCCTTGTTCTGCTTTAACCCATGTTTGGTGAAACCAGTTACCAGTACCATAAGGGGTTGATAGTACAATGGCACCCCCACCAGTTGCAAGTGTTTGTTGGGCAGAAGCCCATGTCTCAGCAATATTATCAATAAAGGCGGCTTCATCAACTATTAGCAATGATACTGCTTCCGATCTTGCGGCATCGGCATTTGAAGATTTTGCTTGTATTTTTGAACCATTAGTTAATCTTAAAGATAATTTGTTATTTTCAGCTGAATCTACTTTAAGCCATGAAGGTAAATTTTCCCACATGAATTGTACTTTTGTTACTAAGTTTCTTGCTGTTGCTTGAGTTGTTGCTAATGCTAATACATTTCGGTCTTTATGAAATGTCATTAACCATAAAGAATAACCTGCGGCTAATGTAGATATACCTAATTGTCTAGATTTTAATACAGCAGAATAATCATTGTCTCTAAATAGCTTGAGTACTTTTTCTTGGAATGGATATAAATTAAATGGTATACGCCCCCTTTGTGGGTGCTGTATATAACAGTATTTACGCATAAAATGTACGGGGTCTTTGGCACATTTTAGATATTCTTGACGTATTACCTTTTTTAAATCAGACATACTATTTTACTAGTATAGCAACAGCTACTATCCCTAGTATACCCGCTCCCATAGTTAATTTATTTTTTAATTTTTGTTTTTGTAAATCTTGTTCTAGTCTTTTAGATAATTCTTGGGATAATAATAGTTGGTCAGATTTTGTTAAAAGTATAGAATCAAAATTATTAATTTTATTATTTAAGTTTAAAATAACACTATCTTTTAAAACTATTTTTTGTTCAAACAGTTTAATTTTATCTATAGTAATAGCTAATTCATTTTTAGCTCCATCCCCAGTAATTAAATCCTTAATTACTAGTTTCGCTATTGGTTTTTTTAATTGAATCGATGTACTGTTTGTAACGTTCTGTGAAAAACCTTTCAAGCTCATCGTCATTAAAAGAATCAACAGCATCAACTTTTGTGCTAATTTCATATCTTAAATTATTTATCTTGTTATCTTTTAAATCTAATTGTTGATCTAATTTACCTATCTGGACATTTAAGGTATCTATTTTAAAAGATAATTCGTCATTTACATGATGTAACGAATCAACTTTTTGTTCTAATGCAGTGATTTTGGCATTATATTCCCCTACATAATCTTCTTTTTCCCCAAAAAAGTTAAAGGCTATTATACATGCTCCTACTATAACAAATAATGGGTAATTTCTTTTTAGCCATGTTAACATAACATTTTTTATTTATCTATAATAGCTTCTAATTCTTTCTTAAGTTTTGTTTTTTTCTTAAGATCAGCTACTAATTTTTCTTTTTCTTCACCTTCAGCTTTTTTATAATCACGGGCTAAAGATTTCATTTGTTTAGTTAATTGAGCAAGTTCTTCTTTTGCCTTAGCTAAACCTTTAGTTTTTTTAAGATCTGATTTTGATGGTTCTTTATCATCTTCTTCTGTAACTTTAATTACATCGTCTTTATCTGCGGTTTGTTTTACTTTAGCTAAATCTTCTGGTGATGTTTCAATTGTTGCTTCTGCCATTGACATCAATTCCTTAGCAGCCCTTTCAGCTTGGTCTAGTCCATTAAATACATCATCGCTTCCTACAATATTATAGTAATCATTTTTTAAGGTACCTAATTCATCAATAAATTTTTGAATTAAAGAGGGATGACCCTTTTTCCATACACCTTCAGTATTAAGTGTGGATTTGATTTCTTCTTTAATAAAAGATGCTAATTCAGATTTTTTCATTATAATAAGATTTTATTATAAATATGTTAAAGTCCTGTAATATTTAAGATTTGTTGAATACGTTCATCTGTAGATCCGGATATTTTTTCTATTTTACCTGCTTTATGACCATGTCTTTTAATAAGGGTTGTAATAGTAAAATCAATTAAATCTCTATAATGTTCATCTGTTTCACGTACTCCATTATCTTCAATATCTATTCCATAAGGAGAAATATAAAATATAAAATCATAATCTCTAACAAATTCACTAGCATATGCTTCAAATGCTTCTTTATCTTGATGAGGTATTGATTTTGCATTTAAAGTAAATGCCATAACATCTATTACTGTTCTATCTGTAATAATATCTGTTTGGATTAATTCGGCACAACGTTCAGCTAAAAATACAGTTTGACCTTTTAATGTAGAATCAGTATTAAGTGGAATACCTTGCTCCATTAAAAATTTAGAACGCTCTGTTCTAAACATATAGTCTTTAAATTGTTTTGTTTCTTTTAAGGCATTAACTAACGTAGTTTTACCTACACTCATTGTACCACATAAACCTATTTTCATATATTAATTTCTATAATCCGACAATTGTGATTTCATTGATTGGTTTTTATAGAATGGAATACCTTCTCTTTGACGTCTCATTTCTTTCCATTCTTCTGATGTTTTTTGCATTCCATAAAGATAATATTCTGCTTTTTTTTCATTACCTTCAGGCAATAAAGCGGGACCATCCCAATTGTGTAATTTACCATCCCATGTATAGGCAATGGTACCATCTGTTTTTACTAATTTTCTTGATTTTGGATATGTTTGTCCTGTTTCTATGCCCATAATATTATTTTTATTTGTTATTAATATACGAAAAATATTTTAATTCTCCAAAAGTGACTCAGCAACATATGTTCCTTGTGCGCCGCTTACCGTTATACCTCTAGCTGATAATGCATCGCCAACAAAGTGAACGTTAGGATACTTGGTAAGGGCTAAATTGGTATAATCGACAAGCGGCTCAGGAGAAAGGTATTTTACTTCAGGCACATAAATACCCCAATCATCTTTCAATGTTGGAAATACTTTTTTCATGTCTTCAATAAAATCCAATACATACCAAAAATATGGTTGCATTGCTTTAGCTATTTCATGCATTGTATCTACTTTAATTGCTGATACATCTACACCTTCTGATGTTGTTGATGGTTCTCTAGTTGGGCTATAATATAATCCTGTACCATCTTTTTGTAGTTTATTTACTACATCTCTAGACCATTCAAATGGTTTTTCAATACCTCTAACTTCCATTAGAATACCAAAATTGGTCATATCGTTTCTAAACTTTTCGTCTTTTTTAGCGTGACCATTATATGAATGGTTACCGTATGTTTCTTCTACAGCTACATAAGCTGCATTGTTATTAGTACAAAAGGAACGAAGTGATACTCCTGCTTCCTCAAATTTTCTATATAATTTAAAATCATAACTTATATCAATTAATTTTTGAAAGTGTTTTTGTGGTGCTTCAAATCTAACACCAATTTGTACGGGTTTTGGTTCAGTTGGTAAATTATATTTTTCAGCTAATTTTTTACCAAAATCAATACCTGATTTGCCTACACCAAAGATAAGTTCATCATATTGCATTTTTTCTCCATCACAATAAACCCATTCATTATCAAAATCAATATCATCTATTTTAGTTTCCCAAATAAATTCAACACCACCATTAACTAAAAAGTCATACCAATTTTTACCTATTTCATGTAAATAATCAGTACCAACGTGCCATACAGGGAATAATCTTAATCCAAAATATGGTTTAATAAAATCTGGTTCTGCAACTGGATTTGAGCATTGTACTTCTTCTGGTTTAGGATGGAAACGTTTAAAATTATCAATCACCTGATCAAATAATTCCATTGCCTTTTCTTCACCACAATATTTAGATAATTGCCCTCCAATTGAAGTATGGTAAGTTAATTTACCATCAGACCAACCTCCTGCTCCCAGGAAACCTGTCATTACCTCTTCATATGGCCTTAAATATGGGTCTTTACCCATATCAATAATAGTGATTTTACCTTTAAAACCATTGTCAACTAGCTTGGTAGCAGCATTTACATTTGCTACACCTGCTCCAATCATTACTACGTTTTTACTCACCATAAAATCTATTTAAAGTATTATACATTCCTGCTACTCCGAAATCTGCACCATGTTTTTTGTTTTGTTCTAAAAAAAACATCATTGATCTTTGAAATGAATTACCTTCATTTTTTCTTACTAAATAAAATTCTTTATCTATATCCATCTATACTTCTATTTTTAACGCGTTAATATACGAAACTTAAATGTGACCTCCAAATGGAGGCCACAGATCTCTTTAATTATTTCTAATCGAACAGGCTATGAATCTGTTCTATATGTTTTTAATTTATTTTTATTTTTAAATCGGTAGTACCTTTTAATATTCGGTGTATTCTACCTTCTGTTATAAATATACGATCTCCCTTTACTAATTCAAAGGGTAATTCATTATCCATTTGTAATTCCCATCCTTTGCCTTCTAATACTTCGATATCTCTATCTTCAGCATCTTGATGCCAAACTAATTCTAGTTTATTTACATCTTTCGAAAACGTTCTTATATTACCTTTATTTACGTATGGATCCATTTTACCAGAAAGTATTCATTTTAGCACCTAATCCTAAAGCTGGGGCGTATCTTGGTAAATTACATGACCAATATCCTGCTTTAGTTCTATCTTTTTTATTTTTACAGTTATGTCTAGCAGCAAATGCATTACGAGCTTCTTTATTTTTAATTTTAGCTCTTAAACCACCTGATCCAAATGATACTTTTTTAATTTTTTTAGTTTTAGGGTCACGTACATAAACGTAATATGCTTTTGAACCACCACGTTTTGGTTTATTTAATGGTGGGTCTTTTTTTTCTTTTTTCTTTTTAGCTTCGTCTAATTGGCTTCTTAAAAGTGATTTCCAATTAACCATTACTTGAGCTACTCCTTTTATAAATTCAGGATTTTTTAAATCACCTTTAAATTTACCAAATAATGCTCTTAAATCTTCTCTAAATTCAGATACTGATCCTGTTGGTTTAAATGGAATAGAATCTGGGTCTTCTGGTTCTCCTCTTCTAAAACCACTATAAGTTTGTTCTAACATGGGTAAATCTAAAGGTACAGATTCACCTTCATATAAAGCAAATTCACCTAAATGTGTTTTAATTAATGCTTCATCATCTTCACATAAATCAATTACATTACGTGAATACATTTTTCTAGCTTCTTTAATTAAAGCTAAATGTTTATCTGAACCAATACGATATACTGTTTCAAATAATGGTATTTTTTTATCTATATGATATTGTAGACCTTCAGATAATAAAGACTTAACTTTACCTTCCGTTAATAAAGGTCCTTTTGTTTCACAAGTATTACATCCGCAGTTACACATATTATCCCCAAATTTTATTAAAATTAATTCCTATTGCACTTTGTTTAACAACAAAATCGTCTAACAAATCTTCACTATCTTTTAACTTAGCAAATTGAATTTGGAAAAATTTAATATTTCCATCATCTTTTACATTAGCTAAATGATTACCCTCTCCGGGTTTTCTACTTAATTTTGGTTCAAGTAATTTAATAGCCATTTTTGTAGCCATTTCTTCAGGAGAATCACTTCCTGTTAATTTTAATTGTCTATAAACTCTATCAGTATTTTCTTTAATACTTTTAAATAAAGGATAACTTGTAGCTAAAGTTTCGTTTGCATCTATAATACTTTTAAATTCACTAACTTTTTCCATAGCAGTAACTAAATCAGATCCTTTAAAATTTGTTGGGTTTATAGTTTTAGGAACTTTTTCCCCTTCACCAAATACTGTTGCTAGAGCATTAAACCCAAATATAATAGAAAGTAATGATAAATTTTCTTTGTCAGCACCAAATCTACCTAAACCATGCATTCCTTCATGCTTACCCCAAGATTTAACCTCAACTCCTTGACCATTAAAAAATAAATCAGGATCATCGCTTTCCCTACCTTCATCTACTTTAGCACTTTCTGAAAATTGGTATAGCCAATATAAGGCGATTTCACCATTTCCTACTCCTAGAGAACCGGCACTACCTATTTCTTTTCCTACTTTAGGTGGTTTTACTGGGTAAAGTTTATCAAACATTTGTTGATCTAATGAATCAACATTAATTGTAAATGTATTTTGTTGATATGGGTATTTTTTCTTAGGTCTTGGTATTGGTTTTCCTTGCCAATCTTTACCATATAAAGCAAATCTAATAGTATCGTTATAAGACTGAGAGCCACCAGATGGGTCTTTAACTTCTGCGTCTTTAACATTTAAGACTTCTCTATCATCTGAAAGTTCAATTTCTTCTTCTGCTTCTGTTAGGTACCCATTAACTATAGATTGAAGAAGATTTTTGTCTTCTTTGCTATTCATGTCAGGATATCCTTTAGGAAACTTCCAACTATGTTCTTTTAATATTTTATCGAGTATATCCATTTATTCTTCATCAACTTCTATTTCTTCTTCTGTCTCTACAGTATCATTATCACCTTCAACAGCTGCCCCACTTGCAGGACCGTAAGCTAATATACGAGAAACAGCTTTAGCAGCCATTTCTTCTTCGTCTAAGTTAAGTAAATAATATTTTTTACCTTCTACTTGTGCTATCCAACTTCTAGGATCGAATGTAAGCATAAAATTTTGCCCATTCAACAAATTTACACGAAAAGCAGATGGACGAGGTGATACCCAATCAACAGATTCTAAAAAACTATCAAAATCCGCTGTAAGTAAATCTATAATAACTGCCTTAAGTTCAGGGAATTTAACTAATTCATCATATGCTACAGCAGCATCATCTCCTTTAGTTTTTTCTTGATAAACTTTTTTAGCAAGTCTTTTTACTTTTTCTTTAAGTTCTGATGCCGTCATGTTATACTGCTTTTATTTCACCACCTTTATTATAGATGTTTGATGCCTTAGTTTTACCATTACCTTTATCATATGATACATTGTAAGAAATATCACCGGTAACTTCTTTGTTAACTTTAGTAATTTCACCTGGGTGTCCTAAGTATGTTACTTTATCACCTGCTTTGAATCCTTTTTTCTTTCTACTATCCATTACTTCTTTAACGTGTTTTTGGATAAGATGTTTTAAAGGTAATTCAAATTTAGTATCAGCGTCTACTTCGATTTTTTCTTCTTTAAGATCATAATTTTTTTCAATAGCAGCATCTCTTAATTCTTTATAAGACATGTCTTCTACTTTGTCTTCAGTAGTATTGAGGAAATCTATTAATTCAGCTCTTGTCATATCAAAAAACGATTGACCTTTTTCTTCATTTATAGTTCCACCTGCTACTGGTTTACCGTTTACTAAAAGAATAACGTTAGAAGAATTATTAATTAAATCAATGATTTCATCAAAATATTTGTCTACAAATTCATCTTCATGTTGGTTAAGCTTAATCTCACCCGAGCGTACTTTATCTTCAATTCCAAATTTTTTCAAAAAATGTTCGTATTCAAAAAATTGAGTAGCACCTGCTGTAAAAGATCTTAAATCAGGGTAGTTTCTTTGGTCAAGGTTGCCATTTTTATGTTTAAATATCATTTGATATTTTCCGGGTTTGAGATCCATACCTTTTACGTTATCCATGCTTATACTATCATAGTTAAAGTCTTTATCATAAAGTTCCTTAACTGTATCTTCATCTATAGTACCTGATGTTGGTCCTCTTTTAGCATAAAAGTCTGTTTGTGCTTTAGATTCTCTTTCTATACCAGTCATTACATGATCAACAATATCTTTTAAGTCTTCAGCATCTATATTTACTGGTGTCCAGTTCCCATCTGTCATCCAAGAATCCATACCAACTGCTCCTGAACGGCCTTTTTCTCTCATTCCAGCTTTAATTGCCTCATCTTGATCAATTCTATAACCGCTCATTCTGCTGATAGTAAATTTGTTAGTATCTTTATTATATTGGAATATTACCGATTGAGGATATCTATCGTTACCTCTACTTACTTGGTATCCTTTAAATCCAGGTTTACTACCGTCAGCACTACGTCCCTTTACATCGTATCCTTGTGCTTTAAAATATTTAAATAATGGGCCATCATCCATTTCTTCGTTTATTCCTTTTTTCTTTTTTTCTTTTTCTTTTTCAAGAGTTTTAGCTACCATTTTTTCAATGTACTTATCTTCATCTTCTTTTGAGGAAAATACTGCCATTTCTTCGTTCATATCATAATCACGAAGTTGTTTGTTGATTTTATATAAACGATCTTCTAATTTATTTAACTTATCACCATATCTATCTGCAATTGGCCCACCTTCTGGTTCAGCTTCTTGCTCCATATCTCTGAATAATTGGGCAATTTCAGCTTCGATTTCAGCTTTCATACCTCTTAAGGTTAAAGCTTCATCGTAATCAATTCCACCTCTAGATGGTTCAGGTTGTGATTTAAGTGCTCTAAGCTTCATAGCATATTCACTATTATCTATTTCATTAACACCTAACATAGCATCGATTTGGTCTACTTTTTCTTCACCATCTAAATAGTGTTTAGCAGCTACCATATAATCTCTTGCTTTGATAACTTTAGCTTGCCACCAATGTGGAAAATCTACTTCTCCACCTTGATCATATTTGTCCATCATTTTATATAGTTCAGCTGCATATTTAGCTATTCTATATAAATCTGATTTTAGCATTTGAGGTTCGTCATCTTGATGTCCTACATCTAGATCTTCATTTACTGATTCATGGAAAGCATCAACACCAAATTCAATTTTAATTTCGTTAATTGCTATTTCTGCAGCTTCTAATTCATCCATACCTGTAGTATGAGCAAGATTTCTGACACTTTGCATTATATCATTCATTGCAGCGTTAGAAAATTTATCTTCTTTAATATCCTGTTTAATTGTAACAGGGTGCATTTTTCCACTTCCTTCAGGAAATTCGAATTCTTTTTTACCTGCATCTTTAGCTGCGTCTGCTGCTAATACAAAAGGGGATGCTTCCTTAACAGTAAGGGCATCCTGGATCATTTCTTTGAGTTTGTCCAAGTTCATATTTTCAACTTTTTTCTTTGCCTGTTTAGTGGCTATTCCGTACATAACTTTTTCCGCATCCGCACCGTATTTTTTAACTAGAGCACGTTTGTTTTTCAACAAACCTTTGAGAGCGATTTTCCTTTGCTCTATCTCATTTTCGGTGAGTTTACGTTCGTTTAACATCTTATCTTTCTACAACG